GATTCGCGAAGTATTTTATCTTGTCAAAAAGGAATATTTGTTTTTTGGGCTTTGGGGAAAACTGTTCCAATGGGGTTTTTTGATATTGTTATTAATAATCAAAATGTTCTCTACATTTCTGGAAATATGTCTGGATTAATGAACAGGTTTTTATGTAAAGTTCCAGTGAGAACTTCCTGGAGCAAATTTTTCGACCGATTTTTATCGAATTCTTCTATGTCTGGTGTGATAGAAAATCGAGATATTCCTTCTTTGGGACTGCTTTGAAAATATCTTTTATTTTTGATTGTAGGGAGGGGATTGTAGATCTTTCGATTGGATCAATCGTAAGTTCTGTTATTAATAATTCTTTATAGGTTCTCAAAAAGGGAATATCTAAAGGGAGATTTGTTTGTGTCATAAAGGAATATATTAGTTGGTTTATTGCGTAGATATCCCATGATTTGTATGTATCTTTTAATTGGGATTTGTCTTTATTTTTAAGGGATGTTAGTATATTTGTTTCAATGGGAATATTTGTGGGTGATTGGAATTGGTTTTCGGATGGTGAGAACATTTGCGAAAGAAGAAATACTTCTATTGGCCAGCTTGGATTGTAGTCATAAGGGGGAAATAGTTCGTCGCTTTCTTCGGGTGTTTGTAGAGTTGTTTGTGTAAAGGCCAACCTGAAATCGGTTATGACGGGTGTTCCATTGAGGGTGTCATAAAGAATGGTTTGGGGTGTGATATGAAAATGGACTACTGGTGGTTCTAGTGATTGGAGGATGGCGATGGAGTCGAGTAGTTGGAGATGAGAATGCACGAGGAGTTTTATTAGGTCTTGTGGGGATTGCTCTATGAGGAAATCTGTTAGGGTTTTATCTCCGGTGTTTTTATATTTTCCTTCTATAAGATCATTTTGATTGGCTGTTTGGATTTCTGGGTTCTCGCAATCTTCTTGTGAAATTGTTCCTATAGATAATGGATGTGTTTCTATTAATGGTTGAAAATAAAGATAGGCAAATGGATGTGTTTTGATTAGATTGGAGATGAAGATTTCGTTTTGTGTTAATGGGGTTCTTAGTTGGACTTTTTCTACGAAAGGATCATCTGGATTTTCTGGTTTTTTCTGACAGGGTTGTGGTTGATTGAGTATTCGACTCCTAATAGATTTTTCTTTTTCATCTAGTTGTTGGTATTCTTCTGGTGTTATTTGTTGATTTTCTTGTATTGGTCCTTCTTGGGGTTGTTCTTTTTGGGGTTGTTGTTGTAGAGGTTGTTGTTCTTCTTGGGGTTGTTGTAGAGGTTTGTCATAAAGAATATTATTGGATGGTTCTTGGTTTTGAGATATTTCTGGTTGTGTATATTCTTCATTAGGTTCTCGAGATTGGTCATAAAGAAGATTATTGGAAGGTTCTTGGATTTGTGCATTTTCATAATTAGTTTCTTGTGATTGTTCAGTATTAGATAATTCCATTGTAGGTGATTGTATTTCAGATGTATTGAGTGTTTCGGATGGGGTTGATATGGGGGTATCGAATGATGTTGAGTTGGGAGTATCGGATGATGTTGAAAGGGATGTTTCGGATGAGGTTGAGTTGGGGGTATCGGATGAGGTTGAAAGGGACGGTTGGGATTGGGTTGAGATGGGGGTATCGGATGAGGTTGAAAGGGACGGTTGGGATTGGGTTGAGATGGGGGTATTAGATGGCCTTGATATTGGGTTGCCTGCGGGGGGTGATATGGAACTACTGGGTTGAATTTGAGGTGATTGTCTTATAGAAGATAATGGTAAAGTGGATGATTCTAATTCTGATAGTAAAGGTTCTCTAACTGTTTCAGAAGGAGACATGAATGATTGTAATGGAGTTTCTTCTTGAGATTGTGGTAGAGAGAGTGACGGTGATGGTGATGGTGATGGAGATGATAGAGATGGCGATGATATGCTTGTTCTATTTGAGGAAGTGCTCATAATTATATATTTATTAGATATTTATTATATATTCATTAAATATGTGTTAATGTATTTGTAATTGTGTGAAAATACGTGAAAGAATGTATATTGCCTACAGGAAATTATTTTTAGGATTTTTGTGGGGGATTTTTATTTAGAATAATGTATATGATGTTGATATACATTATTTTGTCGCTTCGACTAGGAATCGAACCTAGGTTGACTGGTTAACAGCCAGTTTTACTGCCATTGTAATATCGAAGCACTCATGTTATGGTCTTAGTATTTTATATAGGGCGTACCAAGATTCGAACTTGGGTTGTCGGTTTCAAAGACCGAAGTGATTATACCACTACACTATACGCCCATTTTACGTGAAAAACTGTGTGAATGGACGACCATAAGACCAATACTCTAACCAACTGAGCTATACGTCCAACACATATTTTATTAGATGGTCCTCTTTATATTGGTTTTATTATATTGTTATTTATAGAATTATACCAGTGAAGATGTTTTCGATATTGTCTTACACCATTTCACATTTCAAATGCCGACCCTTTAGGGTCGGCATCTTTGAATGTGATTTGGTAACTGTTACTTTATAACCGATAAATCGGCAATTGAAAGGTTAAAAGGTGCAAAGGAATAATATGATGATATTCCCTATTTCTGGTGGAATATTATATCTTTCTGACAGACGTTCAATGGCGATTTCATATTTTATTTTGCGTTTTATTTTTTGTAGATGTTCGATTTCATTTACTATACTTGACATTCTTAGTGCCGGTGACCAGTTGTTGGTTATGAAATTACAATAGATACAGTAGCTACAATAATTATCTTGGACTTTTCGGAGTTTTTCTGTTATTGTCTTTATTTGACAACAATAAATGGTTCTCAAAAAGAGATAATCCAGATTGTTTTTATTATAGGGATTTTCTACAAATACTTTTGGAGCCGTGAATGGATACTCTTTTGTAAGTTCAAAACGGATAGTTTTTGGAAGTGTATTAGGTTCTCGTTTTTTTGGGCTTGAAAGAATAAGATTGAGTGTCGTTGTATCCGACTGAATATGGACTTTTATATCATTATATTTTTCTTGTAATTCTTCCCATTCATTTATAAAAATTCTTTTGCGAATATTTGTATGCATTTGTTTATGTTATTATTGAAAGGATGTAAATATATGTTTATGTATATATTAATGAACTTCAAAAAGGTTTTGCTGATGAGTTGTTTTATTATTCGCAGGGGATTTGCTGTGAAGCCATCTTCCGTTGTTAGGCGGTTTGTTTCGCCCATCGGTTATAACCAGAAGTTATATTGTGAATATTTGGGGGATGAGGGGGTTCAGATTGTTGCTGGTTTGGGACCTGCTGGATGTGGAAAAACTTTATTTGCTTGTCAAGCCGCTGTTAGTGCATTAGTATCCGGTTCGGTTGATAAGATCGTCATGACTAGACCTCTTGTTTCTGTCGATGAAGAGTTGGGATTTTTACCTGGAACGATTGAGCATAAAATGAATCCTTGGGTAAGGCCGATTTTTGATGTTTTGGGTGGATTTTATACTGGTGGTGAGATTCGGCGGATGATGGATGATGGTGTTTTGGAGATTTCGCCATTGGCTTATATGCGTGGTCGCACATTCAAACGTTCTTTTATTGTTGCAGATGAAATGCAGAATTCGTCTCCTAATCAGATGCTTATGATGCTTACGCGTCTCGGAGAGGGTTCTAAAGCAGTTATTACAGGCGATTTACAACAGAGTGATTTGGCGGGGAAAAATGGGTTGGCTGATTTTTATGGGAGATTGAGGCGAGGTTCTGTTGAGGGTATTCGGATGGTGGAGTTTGAAACGGTTGATGTCAAACGAAGTTCAGTTGTTGCCGCTGTATTGGCTCTTTATGACAGAAGAGAAGGGAATAATGATGCGGCGATTATACCAAAGCATCTTTTGTAATTGTCATAAAGGTATTATTGTTATCATATTTTGGTATGAGAACAATATCAAATGGTCTCATTGGTCATTTTTTGTGTAAAAAATTGATTTGCTTTTTTTTCACGATTTGACCGGCACACTTTATCCCCTGGGATTAATAATATTTGAAAATGTCCGCTTACGCTATTGCTACCAAGAGAACTAACAAGACTGTTGAGATGAAGGCCCCTTATTGCGACATTTGTTTCAAGAAGGGATTGCCAAAGGAGGCTTATCAGTCTCACTATCCGAAATCGAACGGAGTGACTACTTGCCCTACCATTTTAGCCGCTCAGTGTAGATATTGCGGTTTAAGTGGTCATTGGGCTAACGAGAAATACTGTCAGGCTATGCGTGCCGATAATGAAGAATTTGCCAGGAAAGAGAAGAGAGCCAGACGCCAGGAGGAGGTTGCCGAGAAGAAACGCACTAGGGTTGATGCGCCGGTTGTTAATCGTATCACACAGAATGCATTTGCGGGACTTCAACATGATTCCGATGATGAGGATGCTGTCGTTCCTACGCCGGTTGTCATAAAGAAGAATTTGGTTAAGGCCCCTGTTGTTAGTTCTTGGTCAAATGTCGCTTCATTGTCTATTGACAAACCTGCCTTTCTGACACCTAAACGAGGTTTTGTAAATTGTTCCACTTCTCTTGGATATACGCAACTTGAGATGGGCAAGGATTATAGTTCGATGTATTCTGATGCTCCTAATGAGAAAGAGTATGAGGCTATGAAGATCTTGGCCGAGAGAAGGTCTCAAGGGTATTTTGAAACTGATGAAGAAGAATGGTAGATGTTAGGTAGATAGTTAGGTAGATAGGTAGGATAGGGTTTATTTTTATGGGACTTTCATGGGGACTTTCATGGGGACTTTCATGGGACTTTCATGGGTTATCAAAAAGGAATATATGACACTATATATCTACGTATATCTGTTGGGAATATTTTTTCGAGAAAAAAGGCGTATTTCACTTGTTGCTTTATTTTATTTATTCTCTCAATTTCTAAAATAATATGTGTCATATGATGTGCTGGTGTCCATATATTGTTTATGAATTTTGCACAAAAGAAATGGTCATTGGGATAATTTCCGAATTCTTTTAGATATTTTTTTAGATTTGGACTTTTTGGTCTAATTGTTTTTTCATACTCGATGAAAGTATTTGAAGATGATGGTATATATACTTTTGGTATTTCGAATGGATATGCTATTGTCATTTCTATTATGAGATTTTTTGGGTAATCTTTACTCATAGGATTTGATACATGGATTGTGATTTTTTTTATGTTTGTTATTGTCATTTGGATTCTATTATAGAATTCTTCGAGTTCTTCTATTTCTTGATATATTCTTCTTTTTTGCAGACGTGTTGTCATATTTGTTAGTGATGAAGAATTGTAATCATTTACAATATTATGCATTCATTATTTATTATAAATTGTTTTTATATTTTTTGATTTAGTTGTCATAAAGGAATAATATGATAATGAAGTTGGCTAATAATAATATAAAAAATGGGGTGCATGATATATTTATATGAAGATTGATTTGAAAGCGACAAAATATTATTTTTTGACATGTGATAATCCGGTTCGTAAGGAACATTTTATCCGGGAGTTTGAGGACCTTGATATAACCGAAGTTAATCCTGTTATGGGGATTGGTCGTAATCCATCAGGTGTCAGTGGATTTTCGAGAGTATTAGACTTGGCTGTAAGTTCTCAAAGAAATGGTGTCTTTCGGCCTTTTGGGATTTTTGAAGATGATGTGAAAAAGTATAGAGAGTTTCCTGATTCGGTTGAAATACCTGATGATGCTGATTGGCTTTTTACGGGATTGTCTTATTATGGGATGAGTGATTTTTCACATTGTTATGAGGTTTATCATAAAAGTATTGATGGAGATGTTGTTCGAATGTTTAATATGCTTTCTGTTCATGGGATTATTATTTGTTCTCTTAGGGGACTTTTGGCTTTTCAGAAATGTTTGATTGAATCTTATTTTACAGGAACCACTTTGGATATTTATACCGCGCAAATTCAGCCTTATTATAATTGTTATGCATTACGCGTTCCTTTGGTTTATCAATTTGGTGAAATTGGGGGACAAGAAGATGCCACTCGAGTAGAATTTAATGGAGAACGTCCTGATATTCCTGATTATTGGATTAATAAATCGAATGCATCTATTATTACTTGCCATCCCTATTGTAATGCCGTATATCCTGCCTAGAGTAGGGGGTTTTTGTTTGTCATAAAGGATTATTATTCTTTATGACTTTGTAGGGTATTTTTATTATGCTTCTTCTGGGGATTCTTTCGGAGATTCTTTCGGGGCTTCTTTTGGGGATTCTTTCGGGGGGGCTTCTTTCGGGGGGGATTCTTTCGGGGGGGCTTCTTTTGATCTGGGTTCAAAAATGGCCTCTTTGTGGGATTCCCATTCTTTTTGCATGAGTTCTTTAAATTGGATAAAATCCATATCCGAATCCGGTTCATATTGTTTGCGATTATTATCACCATCTAGATAATCAAAAAAATCATAATGTTTTTGGTCTGTTTCTTCATACATATAACATTGGATAGTTATACATGTTTTTGTTTGATGTGTATTTATCAACTGGTGTGTTTGATTGAGTGTAGGACTTATCCATGTGATATCTCCTTCTGTGAAATCCGCAGATGCAAATTCTGGAATACTATCTTGTTTTCTTGTCAAAAAGGGAAATAATTTTACATGGATATCTCCATAGAGAACTCGGATTACTGCACTGGCGTTTGCATGACTATGAACCGGAGAGTAATGATTTGACGGCCAGATTTCCATTACATAAGGTATTCCCGGTGACTCGCCATTGTTTTGTCCTAAAGTAATACGTAAATATGTCTCTAATGGGTTGGGTTTATTTGGGTCGAATTCGGTGCTTTTTTCCAAGAGTTTTTGATAACACCAGAGACCAGGTGTATTTATACTGTGTTCAATGGCTTTTGTGAAATTGAAATCCGCAGTATCTAATTGGAAATGGGGACCTGCGATACAGTTGTATAATTTTTGCGATGTTATTGACATATTCGGTTTCGGCATATATGTTTGTTTGGCAATATCATCCATTGTTAGTTCATTTGTGTCTTTTATTTTAAGCGGAATGTTTTGTGTTATAGGGTCTTTTATTATCTTAAAGATGATAGCTGTTGATGATTTTATCTTTGTGAATGTTTCGAGATATTTTTTTAGATTTGTTGAGAACTTATATTTATAAATAACGGTTTCTAATCTGGGCTCCCCTACACCTATATATAGTTGTTGATTTTGGGCATCTAGACTTAGCCAATAATAGGCTCCTTCTGTTTCTATTAATCCTGATTTGTTATCTGGATCTGGGCAGTCTATTTTGTTTCTTGTTACAGAAATTTTTTTATTTAATGTTATACACAATTCGTTTTTTTTGAGGTTGTCATAAAGGTATATTGTTGATGTAAGGTCTGTGATTAAACTTCTAAATATGGAGTGTGGTGTTGTGGGTTTGAATAAAAAAATTCCTTGGCCTGGGATTAGGAGCTTCATTATTTAATTTATATATTTTATGTGGTGGTTTTATTTGGCGGGTTTATTTGGGATATTTATGAAGTTTTTGATATCCCTTTGTATGAAGTTCGTAATGTGGGGTTTGTTTTATGGTGTCGAACAGGGTTTTGTCTCCTACTGGGGTTATATCTTTTAGATAGGTTTGTCGGGCGGATTTTTCGGTATTGTATTTATTTGTTGGCATTTCTTCGGCATAGCCTACAAATCCATTCCCTCTGTTTCCCTTATAGATATCGTTTGCACAATCCACGCAGTAGCCTATGAATGCCGCATTCCATGTTCCGTATTCGTCGCAGTTTTTACAGAATTCTGGTCCTGTTTTATCTTCTTTATGGGTTTTTACCCATTCAAAAGGGAATTCTGGGGTGAATAATGTTTCACCATATGCATAGAATTTCGGAGGGTTCTCATTTTCTTTACTTTCCTCATTGTCATAAAGAAATGTTTGGATTGTTGGATCTCTTGTATATGCTTCTTTGTAGGTGAGTTTTGTTGTCATTTTTTTATTATTTTTTGTATTGTTCTTATAGTGTGTGTATATTTTATTTTATGGATTTGATACTCAATTTTGTAGATGGTTCTTTATAGGAGGTTCTTTATAGGAGGTTCTTAGAGGTTGTCAAAAAGAAATAATATTTTATAGGTTCTCGAATTATATCTTTTCGAAAATAAATATTGACACTTCGTAGTAACATTTTTGTTTTTATGGGAGTTTATTTTTTTGGAGTTTATAATATGGTTCTTTGAGGTTGTCAAAAAGATTTATAGGTTCTCGAATTATATCTTTTCGAAAATAAATATTGAGAACATTTTGATATTTTATTTTTTATTGGATTTTATAATATGGTTCTTTGAGGTTGTCAAAAAGAAATAATATTTTATAGGTTCTCGAATTATATCTTTTCGAAAATAAATATTGA